AATTTAATTCGTATATACGTAGGGTTAGGTGTGGGTTGGTCGAGCAAGCTTTAGTTTTTTTATTTCATCATAAGCTGTTTTGACCATTTCATGTCTACACTTAAATGTATTTTTTGTTTTTAATTCATTTACTTTTTCATGTAACTCATTAAAGAAACCCTTTGTATGAGCTTTGTAATATAATTCTTCAATTAACTCCTCATTAGTCATATAAATAAATATTCCCATTAGGTGTTAAGTAAGTATTTTTCATGAGGTCTTGCGAATACTTGGCGAGGGGAGTCTTGAAGATATTGAATTTGTTCCTCAATTGGTTCCTTACATATTTTATTTGAGTTATAATAGTAAATAGGACCTTCATAAGGTACATAATCATACTCTCCTGTTTCCTCATCTTTTAAATAAAGACTTCGCTCACCACAATATGACCTAAACTCTCTACAACTTACTCTAGACCACTTACCCATTGCTTTCATTCTAATATATGAAGCACGAGCAGTATTAAAATCATACTTTAGTTGTTCTGTTTGACCTCTTTTCTCTGCCATATTAATCCATTAAACCAGCATTCTCAAGAGCATACCATGCTCGTTCTTTCCATGTTTCAAGTTTTACACCTTCAATTTTATCAGCATCTTTATAACCATTGATAGTATAATCTGCTAGTTTAAAAATCAATTTCATCAATTTCTCATCTGCCGTTTCTAAATCTCCTGACTTAAGAACATCTTGGCATTGTAGCCACATAGGTGTTATAACATTTGTTTTTTTCATAACTTATTTAATAATAAAACTAATACTTGATTTCCACATACGGTCATCATCTACTTCCATATCAGAAACATCAACCAATTCAATTGTTTTGTCTTGGATTTGGATTGGGAATAATGCTTTAACTTGTTCTTGATCAAAGAAACCATAATCGGATTTATTGAAATAAAACCCTTCTACACCATTGTACCAACCTTCTCTAACATCAGGTGAATTTAACAATGACCAAACACTATTTTCATAATTAGTTTCACGTTCAATATCAATATTATTTGACTCTAACACATTGAACAACTCTTGAAATATTTCTTTATTTTCTATCATAACCTTTATTTAATTAACCTACTAACATTTCCATTACACAATCACATATCCAAACATTGTCTTTACCCCAATGCTTGATGGCAATAGCCTCCAATCGGATGGCCTCGCTCATTTCATTACCAGACCATATATTCTCAATCTGGCCATTACCGCAATTAACTTTCAAAATATATCTCATAACCTTTATTATAATATAAATATAATGAATCAATCTTGAGAGGCCAAACCTCTTTTAAAAGACTTTCTTGAGTAAACTTTTTTACTAGGCTTAATTTTAGTAATCATATTACGCCTAATAATTTGTTTCACTTGTCCTTTACTCAAACCATTAAAATTATCCTCTTTCATTATGGTATAAATATATGAAAGGGATCCGGCAAAGCCAAATCCCTTTTTCATTTAGAATAATTCTAAATAATATTAATCTAAGATCATATCAAAGTAATTCAATAGGTCTTGTTTAGCAGGTATTTTCATTTTAGGATTAGTCATAGGAGCACTTTTCCATTCAAACCAAGCCTTTTCAATCATTTTTACAGCGTCAGCAAATTCAGGACCCATCATTTGTACATACCCTTCATCGGTGTATCTACCTTCGTTTAGTTTATTTTCTACTAAGTATTTTTTTAAATCAAAATTATCCATTTTTATTTATTTATTTTATAATACCAGCTTTATACTTCATTTGATGAACAAATATTTCATCTAATTCAGTTTTAGCATCATCAGCTTCCATAGTTGGTTCTACTTTTCTAATTTGATCAAGTAAAGTGCTTACAAAGTATTGTCTGCCTTTATTTATTGGAAGAGTAATCCATTTATCTTCTAACCAAACATAAACATAATCAGCGGCGGCGCTATCTGAGTGGTCATAAAGATTATTGAATAGACTTTCAGGTTCGTCTCCTTTAATTATTTTAGCTCCACCGTTATCAAAACGATCTACCATCCCATCATCATCAATAAATCCAATATCATTACCACCCATTATTAAATTCTCAACTTCTGTATCTGTGTTATAGTGATTTTCTAATGCTTTACCTAAAGATTGAGGATAAGCATCATAATGATTGTAGATTGAAAATATTGTATTTGGATCTGCTAAATAAGCTATTTGTCCTCTAGTTGCCATATGTTATAAATATTACAGTTTATATTTTAATTTATATTTTTCAATAAAACTTTCTCCTAAACCTACTTCAAGAAATACAGCTGTTTCTGGTATGCCTGGTAGTTTAATTTTAGGATCAATCACTTCATCAATGTTACGATTTTTAAATGTTTTAATTTTTGTTTGAGCGTTTGACCTGTTAGAAGTTTTAAACACAACTGTTACAGGTTCATCTACATATAATTTTTGTCTAGCCATTATCTATATAATATTACAAAATCTCCAAAATGATAATCAAATGTTTGAACTAACCATTCATAATCAGCTTCAGTCATTTGTGTTTTTATTACTTTCCAATCTAAACCTAATTGGGAACATAATTTTTTAGCAGTACCTAATAAGAAGTAAGCATTACCTTGTGGGCCTGTTAAATCAATTTCAATATGATTTGGTTGTTTTTTAGTTTTTATCATTTTGAGATTGTTTTCTAGCTTCTTGAATATGTTTGCAACCTTTTAATTTATCTTTTACTCTAAAAAAACCACTACAATTACAAGTAAATTTTAAACCAGTTTGACGAACAACATAAAAATGTCCTGGTTCACTTGATGATTCAAATTTCCAAGTACCTTTTTCAACTTTGTCCTCAACTTTTTTAGTTGGTCTAATTACTTCAATATCTTTTAAAGTAGTTTTAGGATGAACTTTTTGCCAACTTGGAACAAGAAATTTCTCACCTTTATTATTAGTAAACAAAGCGGGAGACATATATTCATGTTCAAACTCATACTTAAATAAACTACCAGAACAACTGTACATGCTGGAAGTTGGTTTGAAGCTACGAATAGTACCTTCAGTGTAGGTAATATACTTATTTGTATATTTTATTTCTTGACCTAAAATGTTTACTTTGTGTTTTTCTATTACCTTATGTAATGCCATAACCTTTATTATACCTAAATATAAGTAAAGGTATTTAGGAGGCCAAATTCTTTTTGACCTCCTTCAATCGTTCCTTAAAATATTCTTGTTCTTGCCTAAGCAATTCCAAATCTAAAGTAAGAGCAACACACAATCTTTCTAAAGCTTCCCAATCATATTGAGCTATTTTTACTAATAATTCATCAGGGAGACTTTCAAAGAACTCTATAGTTGTTCCATTAATCTTCATCATCTAAGTCCTTAAGGGCTTGTGTAAGCCATTTAGGTTGTTTTTTCTGTTGTTTCCTGTACTTGTTGTTTTTCTTGTTGTCTTCCAACCATACATTCAAAACTGATAGTTTTTGTTGATTACTTGATTTACTCATTACTTTTTAATTTTTATAAAACTTTACTATTAACCTTGACCAACTGATAATTTAATATAATTTTTACTAGTTTTTGTTTTACTGGTCTTAGTTTTAGCATGGATTCCTTTTCTTCTTCTCTTAGGTTTTTCTTTATAAGATAATGAAGCACTTATTGATGATGTTTTTTTCTTAGCTGCCATGCTAATACATACATGGCTTATTTTTTAAATTTATTTTTAACGTTTTCTCTATTAATTAAACTTTTTAATGCTTTTGAGTAACTACCTCCTACTTCAGCGTATGAAGCATCCAACGCGGCATAATATTCAGCCTCAGTATCGGCATTACTCATATAACGGCATTGATAAAAAGCATAGTCATAAACTGATTCTTTCCAATTATCGTAGTAGGCGTGATTAAGATTAGTTCCTCTAGCTGTATTAACTCGTACTCTAGCTTCTCTCATACCGAATAAATTTGAGTTTTGTTTGAAAACTGCTGATTTGAAATTACCAGATTCAATTCGGGCTTGTGCATAAACAATATGGGGAAATTTCATATTAAGTTCTTTAATTAGTTCAATAAATTTTTCCTCAGTGAATTTGTTTTTTTCTTTTTCTAGATTAAGTACAATTAATTGTTTCTCATACTTGTCTAATGCTTTGAATTGCATGTAACGTCCTATAGCAAAAGTACATAGTAATAATACTATGAAGAACAATAAAATTTTGCTTAATTTTTTGTAGTCTTTTTTGAACACTAGTTGTTCTTTATCAAACTTGTAAAACATAACTTTTATTTTTGTTATTAAAATAACATCAATAAATTATGAGGCCAAATTAAGATTTTTTCTTTTTTAACTTATCTATAGCTTCTACTATTTTTTGACATTCCTCATAACGTTCCTGTTCAATGAAATACCTTAAATTCTCTTCTAATGTGTCTGAAAAGAATTTTCTATCTAAGGTTAAATCATAAATAGCACTATCTTCAACACAGGCTACTGTTAATATATGAACATTACGTTTTTTATTGTCCATGTTTTCTAGAATAGATTCAACAATTGCTTTAGCTATTCTAAAGTCTTTTCTGTCAATCATCTCTTGAAACTCATCTTGATTGTTGACTGTTATCTCGCCTGCCATAATTAGAATAAATTTAAAAAATCTGTATCAATATATTTTGTTCGTAAGTGGTCTATTTTATCTTGATCTTTTAACTTTTTAGTAGCTAATTTCTCAAGATGTTTCTCTTTCTGCTTGTCATAATCCTTGACCAACTTATCATGTTTCTTCTTCTTACTCACTGTTATAAATATTTAAAGTTTAGATACTAAATCATAAGGATCATCATCTGGTTTAGAATCATATAAACCTAATTCTTTTAAACGTTGTTGAGTATAATCATCTACCTCCCAATCTGGTTCTTTTTCTTTACTTGGTACATGGTCTTCCATTATCTCAACTTGTTTATCAGTAAATAAATCTCCAACTGAAAGGTAATAGCAATTATAACATAGCATCTCTAAATTATCTAGTCTATAATGCTGCTTGTTACCATTTTTAAAATGGAGTATTAAAGGCATTTTATAATCTAATACTCTTCTTTCATGGAACCCACAAGAGTAACATTCTTCTTTTAAATAACCCCCTTCAATTAATCTATATTTTATTTTTTGAGGATTAAAATTAGATGGGTCTACTACTCCATTAACAATATCTAAAATAGCAGGTTCTTTTTTACCAAAGGGAGAATGACTTAAAAATTTAGGAATGCCTTTACCAGATTGGTTTTTATGTTCCTCAAATAGACTCTTACCATTACTACCCTCATATAACTTCATCCATTTTTTAAGATGTTGATAAGAACAGTTTAGATATCTAGCAGCGCTACGTACTGATTTTGTTTTAGACATAGCTGCTAGAATTTCCTCTTTAGTAAGTGGTCTAGCTTTAGGCACTATTCTTCTTTTTTTAACTTTGTTTCATTAAAACCATATGGAACCCCTTTTTCATCATCTGATGGATCAAATGATGTTTGTCCTCCTTTACGAAGTTTATTTTCAGCTTCCATATATTTTCTATGCTCGTCATGTTCTAAATGAATAGTTTCAATCCAGGTGTGGTCACCCTCACCTTTCATTACTGTTACTACACCTTTCATTTTAACATTTGAACAAGTAATGCATGTTTTTGCTCCAGGCATTGCTTTTAATCTTCCTTCAGGAATGATCTCTCCACATTTAATACATTTCATAACTCTAAATATATAACTTTTATTTTTTTCCTTTTTTGTCTATACGTTTAAATAGGTCATATAGTTCACCTGGTGTTTTTATAAAGACTTCTTCCTCTGTTTCAGTTTCAATATCTGTCAAACTAAGAGGAAGTATTTCTCCATCTTCATCATAACGATCATAAGCGTACCACATAATTAATTCAGCCTTCCAATCCTCATAATTCAAGTAAAATAAACTTTCAATTAATATAAAGAAAGGTTCCTCATAACGTTCCATTATAATACCTGTTTCTTCTTCTAGATGGTAAGTACGCTGTACTAGTTGTTCAAAAGTTTCTACTAGTTTGATAAATGTCTTTTTATTGTTACCAAAAGATTTATCTTCACTACGTAGTTTTAAATTTAAATTTTTTCCAAAACCTTTCATATTAATCATATTATTGTTTTTACTCCAAATATTTTTAAAAATTCTTTTAAAGATAATTGTTTACGAGCAGCGAATTTTTTAGCTGCTTCTAATCTAGATGTTCCTACTGAGCGAGAAATGATTTCTTCCATTTTGTCGTTTCTGTTATAAAATCCGAATATCATAATCTAATTAGTTTGTTCTGTTGTTCTTCTAAACTGTTTATTGTTATTTTAAGATTTCCAATTTGGAAAGTTCCTATTTCATTTGTTTCTTTTATAATATCATTTAGTTGAGTGATATAATTATAATCTTGATTAGTGAATGTATTTCCATCAACTTCAACAATAATATCCTCTCCATCATTAAACCACCATTTTAAAGTTTCATCTAACTTACTATTAGTGTTTTTAATAACATATTTTTTATTATACACAACATTGTAATGAGATCTTCTAAAACCCCATTTTTTAACAAAATTATAATTTGATTGTTGTTCAATTTCTTGATAGTTTCCTACTCGAGATGATTTACTAACAAAATGATAAACATGAGCTGAGCTAACTTTTTGTTCATAACCAGCTATGTTATGTCTTAAATGTAGATCATCATCTTCACAAAACAATTGAAAAGTAACTCCATCAATACCTAAGTAATCCTCTTTCATACAACCAAAAAACATTTGGGCACCACCATCAAGTAAAGTAGTGTCTTCAATTTTAAAATCTAAAAACTTTTGATAATTAAAATTATCTAAATCAGTTCCACAATCCAAAATCATTTTACCAGGAAATGTATCTGGGTAGATAGGAGGTTCAATTCTGGTGTATGCTGTAATTCTACCTTTAGTGATGTCTTTATCCATTTGTTCTACAAAACCAGGTTTAATAACCATGTCGTTATGGAGTAGAATAATTTTTTCACCTTTAGCTTTAGCAACAGCATTATTATAATTTATTCCCATAGTCACTGTATCATCTTCAGATACAATTACTTCTACTTGATTTTCATCAGGATAAATTTCCCTAATATTATTTACAAGGTATTTTGTATAATTAGAGTTAGTTTTATTAGTGGGTATAATTAATGATATCATTTTAATAATTATATAAAGTTTTATCTGCTGAGTGGTTTAATATATTTTTCCAAAACGGTTCTTCATTACTTCGCTTTAACCAATCAATTTCTATATTATTATCTAAACATTCTTGAGCAAAGAAACTAATACCTGAATTAATAAAATGGTCATAGTCAAAATTAAATTCTATATTTGATTGTGTTAAATAACTATAAGCAATTAATGCCTCAGGAGGAATAGGATTATTATCTTCAACCTGGAAGTTAAAACATTTTTCTAACTCATCCAAACTACCATACAAAACTAAATCTCCTGGGAAGTCAAAACTTGTATGTTGGTAAACTAATTCATAATATAAAGGTCTAATATTAGGTTTACATATAGATAAAAAAGATATTTTCTTTCCTTTTATTACTTCTAAAAGTAACTTAGGATTATTTATTTTCATATCTCCTCTTACTTTTAATCCCTCAGTTACTCCTTTATTTTTTAAATGGTTGATACCAAAATAAGTACTTAATGTTTGAAAATTAACATTTATATGTCCTGCAATAGTAGGTTTATCAATTTGTACTACTTCTATTCCTTTTGATTTAATTAATTCAATATTACTTAAAGGTTCATCTATCCAAGTTGACCAAACAACATTATCTATTCCCTCATATGAATCTACTATATGGGAAGCATAATCTGTTGGTCCTTGTATTATTATTCCTTGACTCATTTATAATTTTGAATATAATCAGAACAAATCCCTGCACATTGATTTACATCATCTAAATAAAGTTCAGGCATAACTGCTATACTATTTTTAATAGGTTGTTTGCCTGGGTAGGCCCAAATGTATTTTTGTGAAGTTAAAGCAACTGTATCATTTTCATGCCAAAAATAATTAATACCGGAATCAAATCTAAATTGATTCAATGCTTCTACATTTTTACAATGAACCCATAGATGATTATTACTTAAAAATATTTTATTAGTTTTGTATTGAGGTTTATCATGTCCTAAATAAAATTCACCATTAACATACCAAACGTCAACTTCAACATCATACCCTTCAGATAATGCTTTTATAATGTAGTCTGGATGGTTTTCCTTTTCAGGGTTAGGACCATTGGTATTTCCTCTATGGCTAATTAGTATCATTTGTAATTTTCTAGATAATATTTTAAATCTTCAGGTGTTCCCAACCCCCACATTTTATCTATATTAAATGTTCTAATTTGTTTATTGTCTTGAATAGCTTCATTAAACACAGGACAAACATAAAACTCATTATTTACTCTAATATTTTTATCAATCATCTGTTCAGCATATTTTACAAAGTCAGAACCATGTTTCCAATAATAATAACCAACAGTAGCAATATTTGATATAGGATTTTTCTCAGCTACTTCAGTTACTAATCCTAATTCATTTACTTTAGCAAATGACCATTTAGGATGAGTGGCTTCAAATGTAACAATACCTCCATCAGTATTTGTTTCATTCATTTTATACATAAACTCATTTGAGTCCCATTCAACAAACTGGTCTGAATTGGCAAAGAATAAAGGAGCATCATTATTAATATATTCTTTAGCTAGTAATGCTGTACAAGCAGCCCCTTCAGTTAAACCATCAACCTCTACTATTTTACAACCTGGAGTAATTAGATTAAGTAGAGTATCTAGGTTGTATTTTTCTCTATGTTTCTTTTGAACAATATAAACGTAATTAGCTTTAATATTAAGGTTTTCAACTACCACTTGAATCATAGGTTTATTCCTAACATCAATAAGCGGTTTAGGAAATGTATAACCAGCCTGTTCAAATCTAGAACCAGCACCAGCCATTGGTATAAGTATATTTAATTTTTCATCTCTCCAAGCGGGTGATTTCATAATATATCCTTCTTTAATTGATTTAATTTTTTGAGCTATATTAATATAATTAACTTCTTTAGGGGATCCAACTCTAAGTATATGAGCTTTACTTCTAGAAGCAGCTAACAATCCGTAAGGTGAATCTTCAATAATTAATGCTTCTTCAGGCAGACAACTCATTTTTGAGATAGCCTTCCAATACATTTCTGGATGGGGTTTACTGTTTTGAACATCTTCATTTGATAATATCAAATCAAAAAACTCAATAATACCTAATTTAGATAATACAGTTAATACTGTTTTACGAATACTATTAGAACAAACAGCTAATTTATATCCATCTGATGATAAATTTTGGATAGTTGAATATAAAGTATCATCTTTTTTTAAACTAGCTAATGCCTCTAGAGTATATTTTTGTTTATTATTCCATACTTCTTCAAATTTCTCTTTAGGTAAACCTTTATTCTTATGAAGCATTTCTAGTTTTTGATTTGTTTTCAAACCATCATAAGTAGATAAATGCTCGTTCCAATCAATAGCGTATTTACCTAAAGCTTTATTTAATGCTTCAAAATGGATATTTTTAGCCTCTACTAAAACTCCATCCAAATCAAATACAATTAATTTAATCATATGATTCCTTTTTCTTTTAACATTAAAATACCTTTCTTGACATATTCTTCTAAATTAGCTTCAAAATTAGCTCTTTGGTCAGGTATATCTTTTTTAACTATTAAACTCTTATAGTAACCTGATAATCCATCTTTTTCTTTCCAATTACCTGTCCAATAGTCTCCTACTGTAAGTCCTCTTAAAACATACTGTTGAAAGTCAAGATTAAATTGTTTAGCATAATTTATTAAAATCATACTATACCAATCCCAAGGGCCATAACCACTCCAATCATCATGTATAGGAACTAAATCTTCATAAAATGCTTTACTATATAAATCACACCAACCAGCAAATTTAGGTGTGTGAACTGGTTCTACTGTTAAATCATTTTTTTGTTTACTATTATATCTTATATCAAAAATATTAACTTCATCACATTTTTCATAAGGTATATTTAAATAATCTTTATCAGTAGTTGGATCCCAACTATTATCAGTTAATTTTCTATGTTGGGGACTTAATACAAAATATTTATTTTTTATTTGTTTAGCTGATTCTATTAAATAATAAAGAGTATATTCACTAAAATAAACATCAGGACAAATACTCATATAATAATCTACTTCCTCTGATATTAGGTTTCTTTGTTGGTCTAAATGGCCATAAAGAATATCTTCTTCATTGATTTTTGAATTGACTGAGTAGTCTTCTAATAGATAGAGAAGAGTATTGAATTTATCTATAAAATAATTTTTAGGTAATTTACTATTATTCCAATCTACTAGATAATTAGATAAATTTAATTCAGGATTTAAAGTAATATTAACATCTTTTGGTATATAAGGAAATGATTTTTTTAATTGGGTAAAAGTTAATAAAGCATAATCTATATCCCAGGGCATTATATGACAAGATATTTTAATATTCATTCTTTAAAATATTATATACATTTTTTATACCTTGTTCTAAACCAATAAATTTTAAATTTAAATTAGTAAATTTTCCATTAAAGGGAGGAGCCATATTCCAATTTTTAAAATTTATATTGACCTTATAATCAGATAAATTATTTATAATTTGAGCTATATCATATAATGTAGGAGAATAATCATAACAACAATCTATTACTTTAGGACCATCATTGTTAATATAATATCTAATTAAAGTAACTAAGTCTTCCATATAAAAGAAATCCATAAACTTATTTTGAAAGATTTCTATATCTTGTTTATTTATGTATTTTTGAATGTTAGTTTTAATAAATTTATAATCTAACTCATTTTCATCAAATACATTTAAAATTCTAATATTATAAAATTTATCTTTATCTTGAATTGAGTTATGAATTATTTTTTTACTCCATCCATAAAAACTTTCTTGTGATTCTGCTCCTGAACCGAAATGGATTAATTTATTAAAGTGATTTTCACATTCTAATAAATTGTAATACATTTTTAAATTGTCATCTAATACAGAAGGAGTATCCTCATCTAATCTACCTCCCCCTACTATAGCACAATGTATTACAATATCAAAATATTTGTCTTGAAAAAAACTTTTAACTTGTTTTAAATTAGTTAAATCTGCTTCTTTTCGGGTTAAAAGAGATATATTATACTCAGTTTTAAAATAATTATAAAAAACTTTTCCAATATACCCCCCCGCCCCTGTAATTAAAATATTCATTAACGTTTTACTACTGTAGGATTATTAGTAATTGGAGTCACACTATGGTTATTATTGTTATAATAATCTTTATCTAACTCATATTTCCATTTTTCATCTCCTAGTAATTTTTCAAGTTCTTCTTCTTTAATTTCATAGAAATTTTCTTGTGATGGGAATTGACCATTACGAACCTCATTAGCATAATCTGTTAATGCTTGAGTCATAATTTGACCCGCTTCACAATAACGTTTAACAAATTTTGATTTGAATTCCCAAAATAGTCCCATTAGATCATGAAAAATAACTAACTGACCATCTACTTCATCACCAGCGCCAATTCCATAAACGGGGATATCTAAAGCACGGGCAATCATTCCTGCTGGTTCTTTAGGCATTGCCTCAAGTAATAAGGCTGAACAACCTGCTTCTTGAAGAGCTAAAGCTTGTTTTAAAACAATTTCAGCTTGGGCTGCTGTTTTGCCTTGAACTTTATAACCACCTAATTTAGCGCGAGTATGAGGTGTAAGACCTAAATGACTCATAACCATAATACCTGAGCTAGCAATGGCTTTAACTCGGTCAACCATAGCGCCTTCTACTTTAACCATATCACACCCAGCAACAATAAAACGACCTGCATTTTCAATTGCTACTTGATCTGATGGTTGGTAGGACATATAGGGCATATCACCAATTAAGAGAGCATTTTCATTACCTCTACTTACTGCTTCACACGAACGAATCATATCATCCATAGTTACAGGAATAGTTGTTTTGTGACCTAATGTAGTCATGCCTAATGAATCACCTACTAAAATACAATCAACCCCAGCGGCGTCTGCCATACGTGCTTGAGGGTAATCATACGCAGTGACTAATACAGTTTTGTTTCCTTTACTCTTATTTTGATTAAGGGTAAGAATTGTTTTTTTAGTTTTACTATCTGCTGCCATAATTTTATTTTAATGTAACCCAACTTTTAATTTTTTCTTTTCTTGGAATTTTATTTATAATCATATTTTTATTTAAAATATCTTCTTCTAGATAAGGAAACATATCTTCTAAAGGATTTCCAAATTCTAATTTTGGTAATAATTTTTGTTCTCTATCAATAATAACATTTACTAATATACTTCCTTCTTCTTGTAAAGCCAAATTTATTACTTCTTTAAAGTTATTTTTGTTAGCTTCTACTGCTTTAATACCATATGCTTGAGCCACTTTAATAAAGTCAGGAACTGAATAATCTTTATTTTCAGTAGCTATATATCTGGAGTTGAAGACTAAATCTTGAAATTGTTTAATAATACCGTAACAATTATTATTCATTATAAAAATCTTAATAGGTAAATTATAATGTTTAACAGTTTGGAGTTCTTGAATATTCATTTGAAAACCTCCATCTCCATCAATACAAATTACAGGTTTATCAGTCCCAATAGCTGCTCCTATCGCTGCTGGTAATCCATACCCCATTGATGAGTTTCCAAAATTAGAAAATATTCTTTGTTTAAATTTTGTTTTTAAAGATTGCATAGCCCACACTAAATGACCTCCCTCATCAGGAATAATAACTGAGTCTTCAGGAAGATTATCATTTAGTTGTTCTAAAAATTCATAAGAAGTTAAAACATCTTCTTTTAAAGTTCTATTTTCTTTTATATTTTTATAATCTTGACATTTTTGGTTCCATTCTTTTTTATCTTGAGGTTCACAAGAACCAAATAAATGATTAATAAAGATCTTAGCATCGCAAACTACTGGTAGGTTTATATTTAATCCTCTACCTTTTTTTATTTCATTTTCATCTATATCAACCATAATTTTATATGATTCTCTTGAAAATGTTTTTAAATCACCTCCAGTTTGTCTTGTATCTAATCTAGAACCTATAGATAACAGTAAATCACAATTTTGGATGGCGAAGTTGCCTCCTCTACTTCCATAAACTCCTATGTCTCCTATAAATAAAGGATGATTATGAGGAATAGAATCAAAACCACCCCAACTAACAACAAAAGGAATATTTAATTTATTTATCAACATTAATACTTCATCCATTGAATTAGATAATCTAACCCCATGACCTATTAATAAAAGTGGTCTTTTACTTTCTTTGATTTTTATATTAATATTCTTTATTTTATTTTCTAAATTTTCATCAATAATAGGACTATATGTATTAAATTTAATTAAAGAAGTATCTTCTAATAGTCGATTTTGGATATCCATTGGGATATCTAATAGACTAGGACCAAACCTTCCAATAAAACAAGTTTCAATTGCTTGTTTTAAAGTTTGATTAAAATCATTATTTGAAGTTAATTTTTTAATAAATTTAGTAAATGGTTTAAAAGATTCTACAACAGGCATTTCTTGAAAACCTAGTTGTCTTGGATTTGATTCTATACAATCAATAGATTCATAAGTACTAACCTGACCTGTTATAAATAAGCAAGGAATTGATTCATACCAACATCCACAAATGCCATTCAATAAATTTTGAGCTCCTGGGCCGCTAGTACTTAGTACTACTCCTAATTTTCCTGATGTTCTGAAATATGTTTCAGCCGCCATAGCAGCTGATTGTTCATGTTGAAAACAGTAATATTTAGTTTTTGGATGTTGTCCTATATAATCTACTATAGGAGCAATAGCACCTCCAGTAACTAGAAAAAAGGTATCTATATTATTATAAACTAAAGAGTCAACTAAATGTTCTAATGTTTTTTTCACTAATTATTTATTAAAAAATTCTTTGATTTTATCACAAACATAATCTACATCTTCAATAGTCATACCATGATGTGCTCCTAATAAGAAACCATTTTTCATAATAAGATCTGAATTAGTGAATGGTTGGAGATATTCTCTGTAAACAGGGTGACGAGTTACGTTACCAGCAAATGTCACACGAGTTTGGATATTATTGTCTTCCAAGAAATTCAATAGTTCAAAACGTTTTTCAGTTTGTAAAGGAATTGCTAACCAATTTGGTTTAATTGAATCATCAGGTAATACAATATCACCTACACCTTGAAGATTTTTAATATAACGCTCAATATTTGCTCTACGAATTTGTTCAAATTCTTTAAAACGATCCAATTGAACCAATCCAAAAGCAGCATTCATTTCAGATGATTTAAAGTTATAACCTAAAACACTATATAAGAATTTATGGTCATAAGCAATACCATCTACATCATGGTTAAAACGATCAGACATAATTTCTGAGTCATTACCCATTCGTCCCCAATCTCGGAATTGTAAACAAACATTTACTAATTTCTTATCATTAAACATTACCATACCACCTGAACCACCTGCTGTAATAACATGTGATGCATAAAAACTAGTAGTGGCGATATCTGATTCTGGAGTATGAGTGACTGTGTCTGCTGAGTCTTCAATCAAAATAATATCTTCGCGACCCATTGCTATTAAACCTTCTTTGATTTCTTTCCAATTTGGTTTATTACCAATCAAATTAGGCAACATGAGGACTTTAACTTCATCATCAATAGCAGCTAACACTTCACCTACTTGGGCTACATAATCATTTACTCCAACATCAACAAATACTGGTTTGAGTCCTAATTGAATAATAGGAGCTAATGTAGTTGAAAAGGTACATGCTGGTGTAACAATTTTAGTACCTTTAGGCAGTTGTAAACTAGCTAAAGCAAGTAAACAAGCTGATGAACCTGAATTTACAAATACACCATACTTTTTACCAAAGTGTTTAGCTATTTTTTCTTCAAATTCAACAGATTTAGGTCCTTGTCCACCTAACCAACCTGATCGGAGTGATTCTTCTACTGCTTTGATTTCTTCTTCCCCATAAGACTCAAACTTATAAGGGGCATACCATATTTTTTTCATATAAGATTATTGTGTTTAAAAATTTTAGTTATTGTATTAATTATGTTTTGTTCGTAATGTACATAATTTAAAGCTAATTGCCAATTTTTATTAATAGCTTCTTTTTTAGATTCATAAAAATCTTCAGTTAAATTATTTGCTACATTAATTAAGTCATCAATGTTATTAATATTTATAATACCGTCTGTATCAAAATAATCCCATAGGTTTGAACAACCCCAATATAAAGGAATAGTTTTAAGTAAAAAACAATCTAATATTTTCTCAGTAAAATAACCTCTATGAGAAGTATTTTCAATTACTACTCCATACTGTGAATCACTGAATATAAATTCTTTACCTAAACGAGCATCATCAATGTTGTTTCTATCTCCATAAGTTTCATAGAATTTAGTAGGTATTTTAAATTCATTTTCTCTAGCTGTTACTTCATGTCTTAAAGAATGACCGTATGTTTTAAGTAGTTTACCTTGTAAATGAGCTAATTTAAATTCTTTTTTATGTTCTTTTTCATATTGGTCTGGTTTTAGCCAGGTGTGTCCAAATGGTTGAAAAATAGCATTATCACATTGGTTTAATACTTTATCATCCCAAGTTAATATAACTGAAAATATATCTTTATTTTTTATAACCCAATCATGTAAACCGAAGTATTCATTTGGTTCTTGAAAAGAAATAATATTAACAGAAGATAATTCCTCTTGACTTTCAGGAATGGCATCTACAAATAAAGAAAAATCAATATGGGATAAATGTTGTAATTTATCTTCAAAAACTTTTTTATCAAAATGATTTACTTTTATTTTCATATTGTATTATAAAACTGGTTTTGTTTTTCTTGGCGTTCAATTGTTTTTGGATGTAATAAACAAAATTCATCTTGAGCAGGTAAAGCAGCATAACCTTTATAACCTTCTAACACCTCATGAACTTTATTTTTCCATTTAATTGATTTATCATTTCGATAAATTCTCCATTGATAGTCAGGGAAATTTACTCTATCGTTTTCATATCTCCAGCCCCACTTGAGGATATGTTCCTCGGTGATACCACTTACAGTATTAATTCGAGGAACTAAGTATACATCCACTTCGGGATTGCTTTCTAATATGCTTGGGAGCATGTTAAGTAAATCTGCTGAGGGTAATTCGTCAGCATCGATTTGGAAGATATATTCTCCTTCACAGTGTTTTGCTAGCTCATTTTTATAACTAGCAAAGTCTTTATTTAATGGATAGAACCAATGTTTGATTCCCCTTCCAACAATAACACTAACAACATCATCAGTGTAATTGTCTTTATCAATTTGAATTACAACTTCATAATCAGGAAAGAGAGCTCTATCGGATAAATAATCCAATAGAGTCTCTAACTCTTTATGTTCGTTACAAACTGTAATTGCTAAACTAATCATTCGGGTAATACTCCAATGTAAGAAAGAGCATCCATATACTCACGTTCTGGGAAGTTTTTAAGTGTGGTCATATCCATTCTCCATTCATAGTATTGACCTTCCTTTCCTGGTATAGGGTATTTTTCTTTTTCTTCTTCTGTTACAGGAACTGCTTTAACAGCACTCCAATTCCAATCTCTGATATTGGCTCCATTAGCAAAAATCATTCCTTGATTAGGAATATTTACTGCTGATGGCATCCAAATTTTTCCTTTTTTATCTTTACTAAATAAATCTTTATAAAGTTCTGGTAGAGTTTCTTTTTGTTGTTCTAAAAATTCTTCCCCTTCCATCATTAAAGAGTTAGTTTGAAAGCCACATCCATAGCAAAAGTAAGTTTTAATGTCTGCATTTACTTCAGATACATAACAAGCATCTGATTGGCAACGGTCGCATGTTATTAAATTATCCATCTATTTTTTCTAATTTAGGTAATTGAATTTTATTTAATTTAGGTATTTCTAATTTTATTTCTTTTGGAAATTCAGGAAGATGATTAGTTAAAATTTGATCTATTTTATCTTTCATCTTATCCCAACTAAATTCATTTTTAGTTTTTTCAGCTTGTTTTTTAGCTCCTTCAGTATATTTTTTATAGTTATCAAAAATATCTTTTAGGTAAAATCCTACTTCAGTATGATCAGGACTAAACCATTGAGAGTCAGATAATAAGAATTGATTAGCTGCACTTGGATGAACATTAGTTAATTGTCCTTTAACTAAAGTAACGAATTTAGGATCAAGAAAATCCATATGACCAGACCATCCTGTAGTTAGTAATGGTTTTTTACTTAAAGTAAATTCAAGTAATGGACGACCAAAACCTTCACCCTTAGTTAAACTAACCATAGCTTTTACTTTAGGATGATTATAAAGTTCATTCATTTCTTCATCACTTAATTCTCCATTTAAAACATAAACATTAGGTAAATTTTTAGAATTTACTGTTTTAGCTATTTTTTTAATTTTCTTAATTACTTCTTCTCTATCAAGATATGAAGAACCAACTTGAGATGTTTTTAAGATTAATGCTGGTCTATTGGTTTTATTTTTGAATACTTCAAAAAATGCTTTAACTAACAAACCTACATTTTTTCTATCCTCTCCTAAGTCACCTTGAATCCAATGACCTACAAATAAGTAAGCGAATTTTTCTTTAATGTTTCTTAACTCAGATAAATTATCTTCATAAGTACCATAACTAAGATGTTTGTAAATGTCTAAATCTGCTCCTTCAAACAATACTTCCATTGGTTTTGACAATTCAATCTCACCTTCTAAAGCATTAGTTTGTTTATTTCTTTTTTCAAATTTAGAGTTTTGGAAAACTTTTTTAGAATGTTCTGAAGAAACAATATTTAAATCCATTCTATTGCATCCATCAATCCATTCCCCTGCACAAACAGTTGTTTCAATACCAGCTGTAAAACCAATATTAAATTTACCTACTCTTTGAAATTCATTAGGTACAGTAACTTGAGCCCAAATATCAGGCTGTCTAGTTAATTGATTACCTGGTAATGTTTTTTCTAAAAGAAATTCCCATTCTGGATTGTCTTTACAGAATCCAAAAGGTGTATTGCCCCAACGCTGAGACATTAACATTACTTCGTATTTATCAGTTTCAATAATGGCTTTAACTAAATCTCTTGCTCTGGCGCCATAGCCACTATAGGTGTCAAAAGGAGAACTTATTACAAATAACGGTTTCATTAATATAACAATTTATGATTTATAACTCTATCAGGATAAGTATTTACATTTATTAATTCATATTTTTCTCTTGGTTCCCAAGTATTAAATAATTCATTTATAGAGTCCATCACTCTTTCAGCTTGATGATAAGAGGTAAAACCTGCTTCATCACTTAAGGCCCATTCTCTACCTTTAAAACCTTTTGATTGTCTTTCTTCTTTAGTTAAAGAATAAACATTCATAATTTGTTCAGCAGCATCTTCTGGTCTACAAGTGTCGTCCCAAATATAAGGTGTTGGTGGTGAACCAACTAATGTTCTTGAGGTTGGATAAACTGGAAATGCCCACTCACCATGTTTTTTATATTTTCCAGTATGGTTTGATGGTACATCAGCACTTGGAGTAAACCAATTACCCTCCTCATCTTCAAATCTCATTTGATCTTGCATACCACCAGTTACATTAGCAATAATTAAATTACCAGCTAAAATAGCTTCAGTAATACTCAAACCCCATCCTTCATTTGAAGTTAATAATATTTGAGCATCTGTACTATTATATAAGTAATTCATTTGTTCTGGGTTGAATTTAGCATCTGTAAATTCTACATTATAATGATCTTCATTTAAAAGTAATTCAATCACTGCTTCCAAATCAGTACCATGCTCTAATGATCTTTCAGTATGTAAAATCAAACAACATTTTTTAGCTTGTTCTTTAGGTAAGTTATCAATGAAATATCTATAAGCCAAAATAGTATCAGGAATTTGTTTACGCCTAATGTTTCTAGAATTAAACAATAAAGCGAAATCATATTCTTTACCTTTAAATAATTTGTTTTTAAACTCTAATAGTTTAGGATCTTTTTTATCTAAAGGTTTAAACACATTATGATTTAATCCATGAGGAATATATTTAAGAAGTTTTTTATCAGCTTTATCACCTAACACAAGTCTATTAATGTTTACTGTTTGTTTTGAAATACCCATTAATAAATCACAAGCTTCATAATATGGTTTATTATAAAGTGGAGCAGGATAATCATCCCAAATGTTTAAATAAACAATAGGAATTTTTCTTCTAATTTCATTTTCCATTTGGAACAACCAAATATAATAACGAGGATCAGTGATCATCATTATAGCATCTGGTTTCTCAAATTCAATTAATTGTCTTAAAAAATCAGGATTACCATATCCACTAACGGGATACATTATAACTGATGAATCTTTTAAGCCATTTACTTCATTAGTTGATTGAGATAAATCTAATCTTTTACCTTCCTCATTATGTTTAACAGCTCCTCCTACACTTACCCAATTAAAATGATGGGCTGTATGAATTACAATTTCTCTCGCTACAGTAGCAATTCCTGAGTGAACTCTTAAATCATCAGAGATAAAAACAATTTTTTTCCTCTTCTCAGGAGGAAGATATTCAAAACGTGATTCCATTTTTAATCTTTAATTTCTAAGTTGTTATGTGAGTGTACTTTTTTTCTAAAATCTTCATCTGTAAGATACAAATGAATAGTGCGGTCTGCAAGTTTTTGTAAAGAAAATTTGTACTTAACACATGCAATCTTGAAATTGTCAAATAACTCACTCTGTACTTTAACAGAGGTTAATGTCATATCTTTTTTACTCATAGCTTTTATTAATTTAATATCGTATATAAATATATTGGGATCTACTAAGATACGCCTTTATTACATAATTCTTTGCGATCTTTAAAAGGACAAAATCTACAATTCCAATCACTAGCATTTGGTTCATATTGTTTATTTTTATAAGAACCATCATTGTTAAATACTTCCTCTATAAATCCTTTAATTGTATTAGTTGCTTTATTAATCTTTACTTTACCACTTGCTGGTTTAAATTCTTGTACTCTAGATATAGGGTAAGGTGAATCTTCCCATACTTTTCTTTTGACAATAAAAAATTCAATATCAATATTATCTTCAGAAACACCAAACTGTTGAGCAAAAAACTTTTTATATAAAATTAATTGCATTTGTTTGATCTCATCTTTTTTAGCATAATCATCCCAACCTTTAGTAGATGTTTTAATATCTAAAATTTTAAATTTATTAGTTGGTTCATGATATAATACTACATCAAGATATCCTCTATAGAATACATTTTTATATTCTGAATGAGGATTTAATGATATGGGAATTTCACATCCTACTAAATACCAGCCTCGTTTACCAAAATAACCACCTCTGTTTTTCTTGATGTAGTTTATAATAGCTAAACCATCTTCAAAAAACTCCCTCATTTCAAATGAGTTAGAGAAATGAACATTTTTATTAGACTTATAGTCTTTTAAATAAACTTCTCTAAAACGGTCTTCAAAATACTCTTCTATGTTGATACGGTCAGCTTCAGCCCCACTAACCTCATATATAGTTGTTATATAATGCTGTAATGCTTCATGTAACGCAGTTCCAAAAGTCATATGGATAGACGATTCAGAAACATAATAGCCGTCTTTATATTGAAGACTCCATTTATGTGGACAAGCATTAAACATTGACAACTGACTATAAGAAATCGACTTTTCAAAAGCGTAATTGATTTCTTTAAGAGTATGCTGTTTGATTTGCTTTACAATAGCTGGTATTTTTTTCTTTTTACCCACCTAGTGTTTTTTTCAACTTCTCAAGATATAAAATTCCATCCATTAGTTCTTCTTGAGCATTCTCAATCCATTCTAATACTGTGAAATCATTTCTATCTAAAGTATTGTTGTATTTTTTATAACCCATTTCAGCTCTAGTATGAAATTTATTCATAACAGACTGGACAATAGAGTCAGGAGTAAAAGTTGCTTCTTCATATTGTCGTTTAGATTTCTCTAAAGCTTCAATTAATGAATCACTATGTGTGACTCCATAAATATCACTATTTTTTGTCATAACTTATCTTGGAAAATACTTATTAATAATATCTAATTGATCTTGATATTTAGCTACTTGTTCTAATTCCATTTCAATAGCTTCAATAATGTCTGGATGTTCTCCTACCCCAACTGGGTTAGAAAGATAGACTTCAATATTGGCTAAATGTTTGTCAACATGACCTTGAGCATGTGATTTTACAGCGTCAATAATTTTTCCTCTCATTTTATTTCTTTTAATAACTTTTTAATTTCTTTTTCATTAACTCCTGATTTTTCAAGAACATGTTCTATCCCTTCTCGTTTTAGAAGATAAATATAATCTTCAGCTTCTCCAAGTGAAACAACATAATAATCAGCTATGTATTTTAATAAATCAATATTAGGTCTCTTCTTAGATGATTTAATATATTTTAGGAACACATTCTTTTTAGGTAACATAGTACAGTAATATTTATAAGTTTTTTCTTTTTCAGGATAAGGGATTCTTTGGCCGTAATTTGCAACCTCAGTGTATCCTTCATACATACTTACAAATCTATGAACCATGTAAGAATTAAATGATTCTCGCTGGCCTTCTGTAAAAGATGACCAAGGTTTTTTATCTGTTGTGATTTGTTTTAACCAATCAAAGATTGTCATTTGAATATTCTTCCCTTAATTCTTTAGGTAAAGTTTCAGTCAAAATTTCTCCTGTTTCAGCATCATAAAATACTGGGATAGGTACTAAAGCATCTTCTTCAGCTCCTACTATAAATTTAGATACTTTACGAATAATAATTCCTTGACTCCATACTTTTTTACCAGTTGAAGTTTCTACTGATGTTGTCTTAGACAAATCAATGTTAATGTTCATTTGTTGTTGATTTTTCATTTTGTTTTTGTTGTTTATAATCTAAAATAAATCCTATTAATACTATAATGTTCATACCCATACTCATAATAATTTCATGTATATCTTGATAAATTGTTGTCATTAAATGAACATGACCTACCATCCAGAAAGGTATTGCTAAGTTTTGACTAATCCAAATTAATAGGAACTTTAGGAATTGTCTCATAATACTCTTTTTTCAATAACAGCTAATATTCGAGAAATTAAAGCCATTACATTTATCTCTTTATCAATTCTAAAATTAGAATGATATTGATACTCTTCAATATAAATAATTACTTCACCAGCATTAGTAGAAGCATATTTATCTATATTATCAAATAAAAATCTAAATAAGTCCTCATAATCATTAACTCCAGAGTCAGCTATAATTTGTCTAATGTTATTAAACGACTTAGAACTTGGTTTACATAATTCCATGAGGACTTTATTTTTGTAGTTACTAGACACTAATATGTCTTTATCAATGGATATTTCACCATTATTAACACTCATTTGTAATGTATTTAACATTTTACGAATGTCAGGATAAAATTGATTAACTACTAGTTTTAAATCATCTAAACCAATTTCAACTTCTTCTTGTTTAAGAATATCACTAACATGTGAAGCTACTTCTGATTTAGATGGAGGAACAATTTTTAAAACTTGACAACGAGACTGGAGCGGATCAATAATACGCTCAATATAATTACAAGTTAAAATAAATCGAGTTGTTCTTGAAAATGTCTCAATAATGTTTCTTAACGACGCCTGAGCCTGTATAGTAAGGAAATCAGCCTCATCCAAGATGACAACTTTGAGCGGCTTAAAAGACGCCACAGACGAGAAACCCTGGACCTTATCCCTAATAGTATCAATACCACGTTCATCGGAAGCATTAATATAGAGATAATCGCAATTAAGATTGTTAACAATAAGTTTAGCAAGAGTAGTTTTACCAGTACCGGCTGTGCCGTAGAAAATAAAATTTTGAATATCATTTTGTTCTAGATACTTAGAAATAGTACCTTTAATTTGTTCGTTTCCTACATATGTAGAAAGATCTTGAGAACGATACTTTTCAACCCATAGGGTATGTTGTTTAGAGCTGGTAGTCACCATATATTGAATATTTTTTAGGTTCAGGTTCTTTAATTTCTACTTCATCTGTAAAGATAGCATAAAGTTTTCCTTGAGCCAAATCTAAACGAAAAGCAATAGGTTTATTATTCGCCACTTGATAAAACGCTTCTAAAGCGTCAGTTAAGGTGGGTTGAATTGCTTCAACCCCCTTTACTTTCCATCTATCACCTGGTGGCATTCGGTCTGCAATCTCTATTAGGTTTTCTATAACTTCTTTTTTCATAACTTAATTTGTGTTTTAAAGTAAGGCAGTATCACATCATAAGAATAATTTATAATACCTTTATCTGTTGTTTTAAGACTAAAGTAGATATTATGTTTAGGGTGAGTAGCTTGTGGTACAAAATGTACTCCTTTTATTTCAAAAAGTTCTTCTCCTATTGTTAATTTTTTTCCTATGAGTGATACTGCGTCTTGCATACTTTATTACATCATTCCCATCATGTCTCCAAACCCAGCATCATCTTTTTTATCCTCAGGTTTGTCAACAACAACTGCTTCTGTCAATAAGATAGTACCAGCTACTGAAGCTGCGTTCTCAAGAGCTGTACGAGTTACTTTAGCTGGATCAATTACTCCAATTTCTCTCATATCACAGAAATCTTCATCATTCAAATTAAATCCATACCAATAATCACCTCCTGTTGCTCCTGATAAGGCATTATATATATCTTCTTGTTCATAACCAGCATTGGCTAAAATTTTCTTAAATGGTTCAGCACAGGCATTATAAACAATTCGACCACCAATAGTATTAAAATCACTAATACCATTTCGAGAGTGTAGCAAAGCCATTCCACCACCAGGTACAATACCTTCTTCAAGAGCGGCTTTAGTAGCTTGTAAAGCATCATCTACTCGGTCTTTCTTTTCTTTCATTTCAGCTTCTGTAAATCCACCTACATGAACAACAGCAACACCACCAATAAACTTAGCTAAACGTTCTTGTAATTTTTCTTTTTCATATGGAGAAACAGATTTATCAATTTGTGTTTGAAGTTCTTCAATACGTTCAGCAATTTTATCAGCATCACCTTTACCATCTACAATAGTAGTTTCATCTTTACCTACAGTAACTACTCGAGCTTGACCAAACCAATCCCAACTAAATTTATCTAATTTCATACCTTTTTCAGTACTGAATACTTGGCCACCTGTCATGGTAGCAATGTCTTCAAGAATCAATTTACGACGGTCACCAAAGTCAGGGGCTTTAACTGCTACAACTTTTAAAATACCTCTTGCTTTGTTTACAATTAAAGTAGCTAATGCTTCACCATCAATATCTTCAGCAATCAATACTAAAGGTTTATTTTGGTTAGATACAGCTTCTAAAATAGGCAACAACTCTTTTACTTGAGTAAAACGCTTATCGGCAATCAAAATCAAAGCATCATTTAAAGTAGTACTCATTGAGTTATTATCAGTCACAAAATAAGGTGATTTATAACCTCTGTCAAACTGCATACCTTCTACTGTTTCAAGATATGTTTCACCATTTTTAGACTCTTCAATGAATACAACTCCCTCACGACCTACTTTTTGCATTGCTGTAGCAATTAATTCTCCTACTTCAGAATCATTATTAGCTGAAATTGTTGCAATTTGTTTAAGTTGTTCCTCATCTGAAATATCTTCTTTAATTTCATGACGTAGATGTTCAACTACTTCTTTTACTGCTTTATCAATACTACGTTTAATTTCAACAGCATTTTCTCCATGGTTAAGATACTTAAGACCTTGTTTAGCCATTTCACGAGCCAACAAAGTTGAAGTTGTAGTACCATCACCAGCATTATCAGCAGTCTTAATAGCTGCTTGTTTAACTAATTGTACACCCAATTCTTCAATTGGATCTTCTAAGGTAATTGATTTAGCTACTGTTACACCATCTTTAGTTGATTGTGGAATACCTCCGTTTGCAATAACTACATTTCGTCCATTAGGACCAAGTGTTGATGTTACAGCATTAGCTAGTTTATCAATACCATTAATCATTTTTTCCCTTGCATCGGGACCAAATTCTATAATTTTACTCATATTACTTATTTATTTTTGCTAAAACTTGATTTTCAGGACCCAACCAATACTCTTCACCTTCATACTCCATTTTACTAAAACCCATAGTAGGTAATACTACTGTATCTCCTACTTTAAGTACAGTTTCAACTAAAGTACCATTAGCTGAATAGTAACCAGGTCCAACTGCTACTACTTCTGCTAATTTATTTTTTTCATTCCCTAGGTCAGGGACAATAATTCCACCATATGAGGTTTCTTCTTCCTCAACAGGTTTTACAATAACTGCATTATAAATTGCTTCTAACATATTTTAAAAATTTAATATTTTATTTAGTTTTTCAGTAACAGTATTATACTCATCCATATAGTCTCTTAAAGACTCATATGATTGACTATTTACTTTTTCATTAATAACTGTTTTTAAAGCTGTACTTACTCTACTATAATGACCTATAGTTTTTACATACTCTGTAGTAGAGTCAGTGTAACGAGCATCAGGCGTAACTTTAACATTAACAGTAACATTGTTGTCATCAACTGAAAGGAAATAAGGTTCCATTTCAGGGTCAGTGATAGTACGTGTGTATTCTTTTTCTTTAGCCATAACTATAATTTAACATAATTTTTTTAATTGTCCAAACTTTCCTCAATTATTTGAGCTTCTTCTATTAATCTAACAAACCAATACATTCCATCTTTTCTAAATACATCTGTACAATGATGTTTAATTCTCATCTTTTCAGTGTCAATTTGTTTTGTTTCAGGTTCTTGATGAATTACCTGATAAAGAATATCATTATTAGTTTTGATTAAATGCATTTTCATAACTTAGTGAAACCTTAGGAGAACGGTTTTACTTAATTTTTAATGTTTTTGGTTTTGCTTCTTCAGCAAATGGAATAGAAATTTTTAATAAGCCATTATTCATCTCAGCCTCAGCTTTTGACAAATCAAACTTGTTTACGATTTTATAACCTAAATTAAAGGACCTACGAGCAATACCTTTTTTGATATAGTTGCAATCATTAACATCACAACATTTATCTTCTTCTTTTTTGTCGTAAGCAATTTTTAAGACATCACCTTCTAAACTTAGGTCAATATCTTCTTTAGTTAGACCAGTACAAGCAACTTCAAAATGAAGTCCATTCTTGTTTTCATAAATGTCTACCGGATGGGGAAATTTAGCCTCAATGGCTGGTTGGAAGTTTAATTCTGATTTGAAGAAATCCTTAAATAGGATGTCAAACGGTGTAATTGAATTTTCAAAAATTTTTAAATGTGTCATAATTTTAATCTCCTAAGATGATTTTAGTGTTCCCTAAGGTTTCACTTTGTTATAAATATACATAATTAGATTTCCTTTGCAACAATATAATACTCACTTTTAACTTTATCATTATCAAATGAAAGTTTCATAATTCCATCTAAATTGATTTCCATAGTTCCTGTTGGAACATCTTTATTACAATACATAATTTCTTTAATTAAATTAGAATTATAATTGACTTTAAAATCAACAGGTAAATTATTAGTTGTAATGTCTGGTATGTAAAATGATACTTTATTTGAGTATTCAATATTACCTCCAAATTCCATTTCTAACTGTAAATCACCATCATCGTTAGTAAACGGCTTAAATACAACTGTATCAGTATCTGCGAGTGCTGATTTTGCTCGTACTATAGCGCTTATACTTTCGTTATCTAACAAAGCTTCAATATTGTATTTACCATCACCAACATATTCTCCTGCTTTAGGAATAATCATAGTATCAGCTAAAGCATAATTTAGAGTAAATTGATTGTCTGCTATAATAAGTTTAGTAATTAGTTTATGTTGTTTTTGATACTCTAAAGTTAAATAACCATTTGTAATAGCAAGTAACTTATTTAATTGAGTAGTATTACTAATACCAATGTCTGAATCTTCTAAATTAAAATCATCACAAGTTACAACTCCAATCATTGTTTTATCAGGAGCAGTAAACTTAATAGTTAATTTGTTATTTTTAATTTCCCATTTAACGGCTTCAATCATACCATTTAGGTAGTATTTTGAGATGATTGATACTAAGTCTAATTTTTCTATCACATTATTAACATAATAAAAAAAGCTTGGTTTCCCAAGCTTAATTTAAAAATATAAAAATTAATTTTTAAGACAATTTACCAATATAACCAGTTACAGTTGTTATAATATTCGTTATTTCATAGTCACTTAAAGAACTACCCCAAAAATCTGCTTTAAATTCTACACTACTAGGAGCATAATATTCAGTACCAGAAACTGATCGTTGCATAATTCTCATAGGATCATCACTTATATTTCCACCTGATTTGGAGGTTACAAATGCTTTAAAACCTTGCCATACTTTGAATAATGATGAGTTAAAGGTTACAGCTCTAAAAGAGGTAAAATTATTTTGTTGAGTTGAATCTGATAATCCGTTTAGTTGGCTATAATTTGTAAAATTACTTAATTGATATGATATAAAATTATAAGTACCACTTCCTCCTTGCCCATGATATCCTATATTACCTGTAGCATTTCCACCTCGATGAGAATTTGTGAAAACACCATGGGAAGCATTATTAGCTGTGAAATTTGATCCTGAAGTTGCTGCCCATTCTGAATCTAGATATTGGTCTGTTCCATTGCCTGTAAATCCAATATTGGAAGTAAATGTTGGGCTATTAGTAGGAATTAATTTAAAGGTTGATGGAGCTTTCCAGTTTAATGTAGCAAAATCCTCATCTCCATCAGTAGCAAATACATAAAATAAATCTAATTTATTCCAGATACCAAATTGTTTTAACTGCTGAACCATATAATTTTGGTCAAATTGTTGAGCATCTGTAGGGAGTGTATAACCTTGAGTGTTAGCGTAATTTAATAAAGCTTGATAATCTGGATCAAAATTTGAAGGTGGAGAGTATGAAGGAGTAGCAGGTGCTGGGAGTCCTCCATCTGCTGCTTCATTTACACCTCTAGCTTCTGGGTTAGCATAGGAACTTGGAGTACGAGGAGCAGTTAATGTACTTGATTGATAACCCTGGATTAATCCTTTTGAAGGATCTCCAGATTGGTATTTTTTAGGTTTGAAAGGTGTAAATAAACTTTCTTGATCTACGAGGGCCATATCATGAATAAATATGGTTAAAAAACTAGAAACTAAAGAATTTATTGATATTTTGATTAAGTACTACTGCACCCCATCCTAAATCTGAATATAAGGATTCTAGTTTATTTTTTAATACAGAATCAAATAACCCATCTCTGTCTATATATTTTTCAATTAATTCCATAATTTCAGGAGGATCATTAAAACCATTAAATCCGATAACATCAACTCGGTAAGGGTTAGCTTTCAAATAAGCAATATACATTTTATCACCAATTTGAAACGTTGGGTATTTTTTATCTAATTTTTTAAATCTTAAAATGTCATTATATATAATAGCTGCTTTAGTATTGATAGGACATTTTAAACCTAACTTAGAAAATATTTCCCCAGAACGAGGAGGAGCAGCTAAATATTCACTCATTTTCTTTAAACCAGTAGGTTTAAGAATTTTCCTCCAATCAATAGTTCTTAATTCAGTTCTAAAGTCTAATATTTGTTTATCAATATCAACTTTAGGTTTACCAAACATAATTTCATTAATAAGATGTTCTCCAAACTTCCTAAACAAAGGTGGAAAGTTTGATTTCATCAAATCTAATCCTTTAACATCTAGCTCATCTGTTGGTACACCTTCTTTATTAACAATATGTTGGGCGTATCTCCTCTTACCTGCAAAATAACCTCTATCAAGTACAACTTCTTGTTTCAACTCAAAATAATGAGGTTCGTCAGGATATTTAACATTAAACAATTCTTGAACTAGAACATGTAGGTTTTCATTTGCTACTCTTTGAACCTCAGTAGCTACTTGTAGTACTTCTTTTACAATTGTTTCTCTATCAGCACCTTCTAACTCTGGTTTACGTTGTAGAATTAGATCTTTTACTTGAATAAAAAGTGAGTCAGTATCTGAAGTAACAATATAGTCTTTATCTTCTGTACCTAGTTGTTCATTCATCCATTTATTAACAAACTTAATACTTTCTTGAGTCAAACGCTGACCTGTTAAAGTAATTGCTTTACTAATAAATTTATTACCATCAGTGTATCTCCAACCATTAATAGCAAATACACCATAAACATCATTCAGCTTAATTTTATAAGCATGTTGTCGTTTATTATAAAATTCTCCCATAACAGGGTCATTATCTTCCTTATATGCTTTTTTCATGAGTTTTTTATACTCTTGTCTTTTAGCAAACCAGTCAGTTAAAATTTCACAAACAACACTTGATTTATCTTTTCTGAATATTACTCCTGGTGCTGAAATAATTAAATCATTTTCTTCAATAATAGAAATTAAATCAGCTACAGTAATTTCAGAGGTGGATATTGACCTGTCTTTTTTAATTTTTTCAATTCTAAGTACTTGGTCTTGATTCATTTCTTTGAGTTCTCTCAAAGACCATTGATTATCAAATTTTCCTCTATTAACAACACGTCCAACCAAAGTTTCAATACCCATGTTTAAAGAACGTATAATGGAGGGATACAATGAAGTAAAGTCCAAATCAATAACCCATTCATACAAACCAGGTACAGGATCTTTTAAATAACCACCAGCATATTCTTCCTCTATTGTTCTTAGTAAAGGATTATAAGTAGTAGGTTTATTAGGTGAAACTATACCTTTTCGTTTCAAATAAGTTAAAATAGCACCTTCATTTAGCATAGTTGAAAAATAAATGTTTTCATATTCAACATGACATAAATGACAAATGGTGACTGTTAACTCAATAAATTTAAGTTTATTCTCTAGTTCAACAATAATCTCTACATCTCGTAAGTTGTATTCAATAAACTTCTGAATGTCTTCTTTAAATAATTTATCAAGTGAACCTTCATACTCAATCTTTTCTAGTTTAGCATATTTTTTACCTATGTCACCTAAACGATAAGATGGTTCCTGTTTCATAATATACTTTTTAAATAAAAGCATATAGTCTAGGTGATTAATACCTCCTAAATTAACAGGTTGGTCAGGAAATTGAGGTGTAATTTTTACTTTACCAATAGGAGATAATGTTTGGGCGACTGATTCTCCTAGTACTTTAGAAATTCTATGATAAAGATAAGGTATATCAAAGAAACCACTATTCCAACCTGTAATAATAGTTGGGTCTAATTCATACCATTTATCTAGAAAACCATGTAATAATTCTTTTTCACTACCAAATGGAATAACTTCTTTATCTTTTTCAGTTATGCTTTTAAGTGTTTGGCTTTCATCTAAAAGTAAACAATAGTACTTTTTAGAGTTAGCATCATATAAAGCAACAGCTGTTATTTTACCTTTTGGATCACTGATATTTTCAGGTGTTAATGCTCCCGCTACCTCACACTCAATATCTAAATAAACTGTGTTATGATATTTAGGAGTTTCATCTGATTCATAATAATGGTCTACTAAAAAACGAGTGATTTTATCTACATCCTTTTCAAAATATTTAGGATCTTTCCAATCATGCATCTTTCTAGTAGGTGAAACTCTAGTACCTTCTAATGTTTCATATTCACCATCTGGGTCCGGTTGATAGAAAGTAGGCCAATATTGAAGTGTTTTAAAGTTTTTACTTCTATCATCTCTCAGATAATATTGTCTTTCTTCTTTATCGTAGTATAAAGCCTGATACATTAGCGTTAACATAACAAAAAAGGCTTGGTTGCCCAAGCCTAATTTATTTGTAGTTAAAAATAATTACTTACCTAATTTATAAAAAGATACATTGTATCCAGTACGTGCATCACCTCTAAAAGTAATTTGAGCATCTACACTCTGTCCACCAGCATCACGCTTTAAAACATTTAACATTACATCAGCCATAAAGAAACAAGCTTTAAATTCTGGTTTCTCTAAGAACTTGATATCCACTTGAGAAAATCCTCTTGGTGGACGACAAGGTGCTTGAACTGCTACTGGTCCTACAGGTCCAATTGTTCCTGGAGTTAAAGCTGTTGCTGGACCATTTAATGGAGCTGGTGCTATTGCTCCTGTTGCTACAGACATTTGAGATGTCATATCAACTTGAACGTTTTTAAGAGTTACTTTACGTCCGTTAAAACGTACTGCATTGTCTGCAAATACTGCACCTGGGATTGCCATTTGAGCTACACTTGATCCAATCATTCCGATTGCTAACAAGCTAAATAATAATTTTTTCATCTTTTGTTTAATTAATTGATTGATTTGATGGTAATAAATATAATAAAAATATATACAAGGGCCAAACTTTGGGGAACCAATTTTTTAAAGATTCCCCAAAATGGGGAACATAATATTATTTATGTACCCAAAATGGGGAACTTATATAGATTAAGTCTAAAATATAGGGACTTATTTTTTTCTTTTTTTTCTTCGAATTTGATCTTTTTCTAATAAAGAAACATACCTATCTATAGCTTCACCATCTAAACAGTATTTGCATTTTTCAGTACGTCCATCTTTATTAAGAACATTTCTATAAAATTCATGAAGTGGTTTTTCTGTATTACAACTAATACAAAACTTCATTATTTTTTATAAGCTGTATTAAGACCTTGCCACTGTCCATTATACTGCTCACCTACTTCTTCAACACGCCAAAAAGCAATTTGAGCAACTCGAGCATTTTTTTCAATGATAATAATGCTGTTTACTATCATTGTTGTATTCATTTGTTCGCAATGAAAACCTGGGTCCCACCAAGGTGATTCAATAATTGTTCCTGTACGATATAAGGAAGAACGGTGAGTAATTTTAGCAGCACAATCAGCTGGTACTTTAATTCCTTCATTAAAAGTAACTGAGTAAATACCTTTTTCTAGGCGCCAACATTCTTTACCATCAATACTCCAAGTAGGCATTTCTACATAACCTGTAGGATCAATATGAGTTTTATCTGTGTAAACAGAAGAACCTACATCAATACGTTCAATTTTTGCTGCTGATAAGTCAATACCAATTTGAGCTCGTTTTGAAAAATCTGACTCAATGATATAATTTGAAATTTGATTTGAATTTAATAACATATTATTTTAATTTATTTAAAACTTTATCCCAAAACAAGTCTAGTTTGTCTTTTCTTGCTTTACAACCACAATCATCATAGCCCATTTTTTTAGCTATGAATAAAGCAATTCGATGGCCTTGTCCAAAGGTAATTATTTTAATTAACAATTCAACAAAACCACCTAGTTTCATTAGATTT